CCCCTTTCGGGGTTCACTGCTTTATTGACTCAAGATTTCTCTTACTACCCATATATTCCCTGAGTAGCCCATAAAGTTACTGAATATTAACTTTGGCAAGTTTAGCTTCATCTCTAAGCTCGTTAAAGCTATCGAGTAGTATTTTAGAAAGATACGCTGTTATGGCCTTTCGGTCATAATAGTAACCTTTCTGATCTACTATCGGTAAGTATTCAACAGGAGAAACAGTATCTGGCTCTAAATCATCCAATACTGTGAACATTAAAAATTGTAGTTCACGGGATGTCTGAGTTAAAGCAAGCACAATAGGATGGGAGCCCGAAAGGTCTCCTATACTCCTATCCGCCAAGGCCTTTTCACTATAAGGCACGCCAATCGAAGAGAAGCCCTTAACTAGATTTGGAAACATAGTTTCCATATCTAGTGGTCTTATCTTCATTGCTTTCTCTATTATATTTTGAGTCCGTTTTGATATAATCCTTTGGATTATATCTTTCCGGGTGATCGTCAAGGTAGCGTTACCACTATCAGTTTTGAAACTGAATGTGGGCGCCACAGATGATCTTAACCAAAATAAATATTGAAGGCGCAGAAGGTCTTCTGATTTAAGGACCCGATGCAAGCCATAGTGACCTGTATCTGGGGATATGAAATCTCTCTCACGTAATATTTCAACTAAATCTAGCATATTAACTATGTTATTTTTAGAAAGAATATTATGTTTGATTGAACTCATCTCCTTACCATTTAGAGAGAGCCTTTTGGCAAACTCTATCTGGGAACGTTCTTTGTCACCAATTATTGACTTTTGAAGATTGATTTTTAAACCAATCTTCTCTAGTATAATTTGGTAACGCCGTGCAACTTTTGTATTAAATATAACAATGTCATCGCCCAGAATACGGTACTGTTTGAAGAATCGTAATGGTTTCCCATTATGAAAATTCTCCCAGTTTGCCGCAAACTGAACAATGTCATGATGCCAAAGAGCAAATGAAGGAAAAGAAGATAGTAAGCCCAAAGGCTGACCTACCTTCCATCTAACATAACTCTTTGTCGATTTAACATAAAAGTCCCTATCCGTCATTATTGTATACCAACTTTCACTTAAGTCTTGACCTGCCATCAATCTCAGACGGTGTTTCTGCATCACAGCAGGAATCCTATCTGAAGCTGATGATAGATCAAAACAATAGGTACGTTTTCCACAACTTTCTGCGATTAAGGATTTAAATCCTTTATCTTGGTTAGATGTTGAATCTGTACTTATTTGACTTAAAGTCTTCTGCAGAGAAATCTGTAGAGGCTTTAATGAAAGTTGAGACCAATAATCACCAATAGCGAAGATTCTTGTTTTACCAGCAGGCTCAGATGAAAATCCGAGTCTGCCTGTATAATAAGGACCTTCTTTAACTGTTTCACTTTGTCCAATCATCCAATCAGTGATCCAATCTTGTCCTAGGACATTATTGAGTCTCTTGATAGCATGATAAAGATAATGCGAAGCAGTCACAGCCTTAGCATCGAGATGTGAACTTGCTACTGCTGGTCCGTTAGGACCTTTAGATAGTGTAGTTAACACCTTTGACCAAGGCGCTACTGGATCTTGTAAAGAACCTAAATACCACTTTCTCTTACGAGTAAACTTTGTTAAAAATTTATTAAACTTTGGTAACAATTCCAGTACGTTTGTTTCCTGTGAAGGAGACAAATCGTCAGTGATAGCTACCGTAGAATAATCAATTGGTAACCTAATTTGCTCATAGGAACGAGCGATAGTTAGGGCAACTCTTTGGGCATCCCTATCCCCTTTGATGAGTGGTCGTAATGACCACAAGGGTTTAGGAATACCTAAGGAATCTGCTTTACAGAACGGTATAGGCTGAGTTGGAAGCTTTAGTAGATAGTTACGCAGAAATGTGTAACTTTCTTTGAAGCGACCTAGTGTGTACTGTTTTCCATGATTCTTAATAGAACCATGGATCTCTGTTTCATACTTGATCCAAATGTTGATAACTTGACCATTTGTTAGATTCTGTAAATTTAGAGAAGCCAAAAAAGCTAATCTATTCTTGCTTAATCTAATCATTCGGTTTAGTTATTAGTATTTGATCTGCTCTCCCGATAAGGAATATCGGTGCCACCAACTAATAACTGGTGATCAAGAAGACAGATACCCGGACAAGGGCG